AGGGAACGCGCTTGTTCAGACGGCGAAGACTTTGCTTGGGAGATAATAACATCTAAAGCAATATTGCCTTCTGGTGAAACATTGTGGCCGTCGTTCTTTAGTAAGAGTAAATTAGAAGAAAAGAAAAGATTTTATAACGATTCAGGTCAGTCTTCCAAGTTCTATCAAGAATATATGATGGAGGTCCAGAGCCTTGAAGATGCGTTATTCACAAGAGAACATATAAAATTTTGGAAGGGATATTATGAATATGATGCAGAAGAAAATCAGAACCATCTTGTCATTGGTGGCGAAAGAATTCCAGTTAATACTTTCATTGGTTGCGACCCAGCTACAGATATTGATACAAAAGAATCTGATTTTTCAGTTATTATGTGTATTGCTATTGATGTTGATAATAATCTGTATGCATTAGAGTATGAACGTCACAGGTCAATTCCGACAATCGGAGCAAAAGACATACATGGAAACTATCTAAATAAAAAGGGCGTTGTAGACTACATACTCGAAATGCATCAGAAATATCATTGTATATCAAGCACAGTAGAAGATGTAGCTATGAACAGAAGTATATTCCAGGCATTAAATGAGGAAAGAAGGCGATTAAATAAGTTTGATGTAGCTGTTGTTCCTGAAAAGCCAGGAGGAAGAAATAAGATTAACAGGGTATATTCTGGACTCTCTGGAAGGTTTAGCTCAGGAACTATATTTGTAATGCAAAATATGTTTGATTTAATTAACGAAATAGTTACCTTTGGGCCACGTATGGCTCACGATGACACCATTGAAACACTTTTCTACGCCAATATTCATGCTTTTCCGCCCAATTTCGTACAAAATGATGACAAAACTTGGTATAAACCTACGAAAAAAGCAAAAAGTTGGATAGTAGCATAATGGGACTAGTACAAGAATTAATGTCTGCTGATAGATATGAGACTGAATCCTTACCTGAATTAGTTTCAAGGGTTGAGAAAAAGAATATCAGCGATTTGGAATATATTAATAAGAAGTATTCTAAAGAGTATAAGTCTTATAATGAAGTTCCTGCAGATATACTTGAATCTGAAGGTGAAGAAACATCATCTTTAGTAGAAATGAGTCATATATTTAGACAGTATCCTGAAGAATATGAAAGATACGCTAAAGGAGGAAAGTATTTTAATGAGAATGACCCTTATTCACCTTATGATGATGAGGAAAAAGGAGGAGTTCCTAAAGAAATTTTAAAAATAATGAGTGAACCAGACAATTATGAGGCATTCAAATGAGTAATACAATGCATATAACGGATTAATAATGCCTCCAAAAATTCCATATAGAGAAGAGACGAGAATAAACAGCATTAACAATATTCTTAGAACGACTCCTAAAACATCAGCTATGTCTCCTTTAATGAGGAAAACAGATAAGTATGATTCTTTGGGTATTGATTTTACTGATACTGAAAGGTCAATAATAGATTTTGGTGAGACATTATGGAATCTCCTTGGGAGCCCTGTTATAGGTAAAAATTATAAAAGGGTAGATTTTCCTGTAGGTGGAAATATGTCATTTACAGCAGAGCAGGGAGTTGGTTTATATGGACAACATGAAAGAGAAGATTTTGGACAGAGCCCAGAACAAGATTTAAAATTCACACTATCGAGGTATTTCTAATGGCAGTACCCAAACGTGGGATTTCAGATGAGCCTACAGAAAGTTTTATGGAGCATCTAAAGTTAAGAGAAGGTTTTAAGGAAAATGTATATTTAGACATACTTGGTAAACCTACAGCAGGGACAGGACATTTATTAACTGCTGAAGAAAAAGCTTTATATAAAGAAGGTGATAAGATTTCTCCAGAGATTACTAATCAATGGTTGAAACAAGATTCATCAAAAGCATATGCTGCAGGTCTTTCACAGTCTAAAGAGTTAGGTATTCAAGACCAAGGAATGGTTGAAGCTTTAGGTTCAGTAAATTTTCAATTAGGTACTGGATGGCGAGATAAATTTAAAAATACTTGGTCAGCTATGAAATCTGGTGATTTTAATTTAGCAGCTAGTGAAGCTATGTTTAAAAAACCTGGTGAAGGTGGTAATGTTTTCAGTATGGATAGGACACAACAGCACGGGACAAGTTCATGGTCACAACAGACCCCTCAGAGAGTACAAGATTTTGTAGGAGCTTTAACAAGTTATGGTGATTCCCAAAAAAAAAGTAGCATTGACCCCGCTGGAATCGCTATGGAAGCTATGTCTAAAATTGATAAACCTCTTGGGTATTAATGGCAAGAAACACTCAGAAGAAGAAAGCTCAGAGAAATAAACAGCTTTGGGAAAGAGCTGCTACAGGTAATCGTGGCAAATGGCAGGGAAGAAGCCAGAAAGGTCACGAATTTTATTTAGATGAGCAACTTACTAAAGACGAGAGAGAATCTCTAGAAGAATCTGGGATGCCTACATTCACTATAAATAGGATAACTCCTATTATAGAGATTATGAAATATTTTGTTACTGCTAATAATCCAAGATGGAAAGCAGTAGGTGCAACTGGAGATGATACTGATGTTGCTCAAATACATTCAGATATAGCAGACTATTGTTGGTATATATCAAATGGTAAATCAGTCTATAGTCAGGTTATTAACGACAGTTTAACAAGAGGTATAGGGTATTTCCTTATAGATATAGATAAGGATGCTGATTTAGGCAAAGGTGAAGTAAAATTTCGTAATATATATCCTTACGATGTTCACGTTGACCCTATGTCGAGAGATTTTTTGTTTAGAGATGCTTCATTTATATTAGTTAAAAAAGATATTACAAGAACTCAGTTGCAGAATATGTTCCCTGAGTTTAAAGTTAAGATAGGTAAAGCAGGAGGGAATACCAGTACAGTAGATTATTCTTTAATAGATAAAACTACAGCTACTGCCATACAGCCCGAAGATGTTTCTAATCTTGGTATGGCTGTTGGTGTAGATGGTGAAGATGATGACATACTAGGTTACTTTGAAGTTTATGAAAAAAGAAAATTTGCTTTTTATAATGTTTTTATAAGAGAAGAAGCTCCTCCTGAAGTAGTTAAACAGGTAATGGAAGAAGTTAAAACTACTATTGAGGAATTAAAAGCGGAGATGATGGTTCAACTGCAAGAGAAGCAAATGCAGGTTCAACAGGCTTTACAATCTGGAGAGATAATAGAAAGTAGAGCTCAGCTTGAAATGCAAAAAGCTCAACAGCAGATGGAAGAGGCATTAGCCGCTAAAGAACAGGAACTAATGTCTCAAGCTCAAGAGTCTCTTGTTCGTATTAACCAGATGGTTGTATCTGATAAAGAATTTAAAATTATGTCAGAGAATAAAGAGCTGTCTAAGAATATTGTTAATGCTGTTAAGTTTTTTGAGAATAAAGTAGTTCTCACTTGTAGTGTAGGTGATGATGTTTTCTTATATGAAAGGATGTTACCTATTTCTGAATATCCAATAGTACCTATACCATATATGTATACTGGAACACCATATCCATTAAGTGCTGTTATGCCATTGATAGGTAAACAGCAGGAGATTAATAAATCTCATCAGATTATGTTACATAATGCTAATTTAGCTTCTAATCTGAGATGGATGTATGAAGAAGGTTCAGTTCCAGAAGAAGAATGGGAGCAGTACTCTTCAGCTCCTGGAGCATTGCTGAAGTATAGACAAGGTTTTGCCCCTCCAACTCCTGTCTTACCTGCTCCCATAAATAATGCTTTCTTTTCTATTGTTCAGGAAGGTAAGTCTGATGCTGAGTATATTAGTGGAGTTCCTTCGGCAATGATGGGATTTACACAAGAGCAGCCTGAGACCTATAGAGGATTACTTGCTAATGATGAGTTTGGAACAAGGCGTCTTAAATCATGGATGAGCAGTATTGTTGAGCCTTGTCTTGAACATCTTGGTAGAGTTTTTCAGCAAATGTCACAAAAACATTATACAATAGACAAAGTTTTTCGTATTGTCCAGCCTGAGGCTGGTCAAAAAGAAGGAGGAGAAGAGAAAGAACAAAGAATTAATATTCCTATCTATAATGATTATGGTAAAGAAATAGGCAAATGGCTTGACTACAATTCTGCATCTTTCGATGTAAGGATAGTTGCAGGTACTACAATGCCAATCAATAGATGGGCTTTAATAGAAGAATATTTTAGATGGTTCCAGGCTGGGTTAATTGATGATATTGCAATGATTGCTGAAACTGACATTAGAGGAAAGAAACAAATTATTGAGAGAAAATCTTTATATGCTCAGTTACAAGGACAAGTTCAGCAAATGGAAGAATCATTAAAGGACAGAGAAGGAACTATTGAAACATTAGAGCGTCAATTAGTACAAGCTGGTATTAAGATGAAGATTGGACAT